CATTGTATTCTATGTTTTGATTCGTCTCTCATATGTGGATCATAGTTTCTAAAATCAAATTCTAATTCACCACCTTTGTATTCTGATCCATCTGTTAACTGACAAGTCATAGATAGTTTTCTAATTTTGCCGTGTTCTGGATGATTAACATCGTCTCGTTGATAAGGTTCATTCCAACTATCACAATGCCAATCGTAATATTGATTTAACTTATATTTTGTAAATTGACAGGACTCCGATCTTTCCCAATCAAAATTCCAACCAGCAGCTTTATTTGCTTCGTGAACGTATGGATGTAATTCTTTATATATCCAAGTATCATTTAACCATACTAGATCTGAATTTCTTTTTCTTTTTAAATCTTTTACTTCTTCTTTGTTCAATGGTTTTTTATCTAAATCTCTTCCTCTCCCATAACCACCAGTAATAGCCATAACTTCTTTTTGTGCATTAGCATAAGCTATAACATCATCACAAAATTTAGGTGTAAGCACACCACTAAAATACCAATAGTAATTAGATATATTCATATGTTATAGTTTGCACAAAATTTAAACTATCCTTTTGATTATTAGTTAAGTAATACATATTTGTTGATGGAAACATTATAAATCTGTTATTAAAAAGTGGTATGTCCCAACTTCTTCCTTTACGTCTATTATCTTCATAAAGTATTCGAACCATACAATCTTTTACATTTACACCATATAACAAAGTATAATCGGGTGAGTTTCGCAAATCCACAGGATCTACATTTAATAATGGAATTGTAGTTTCTTGGGGCTTGTACATATTTCCCCACGTTTTTTTATTAATTAAAATAAATCCGTGTTCTAATTGTATATGTTCTCGTAGATATGTATTTAACATATCCCAAGTTCTTGAAAATGGAAAATCTTTGTTTTGAATTACTGATTGTAAAATATCGCCTGATAATTTATCTCGGTCAATGTCCCAACCTTTAGGCATATCGACATTACCATAATATAATGCTTGTTCGCTTAATACTTTCTTCTGCATACCACCACCATTTTTAATCTATGCGTTTTGATCTGTCAAGTCCGCGTTTCTATCTATCAAGTCCCAAGATTGATTCTCTTCGTTCCATTCATAAACCCACATATGAGTAGGTGGAGTATTTTCATCTACAGGTTCATTTTGAGTTTTTTGTTCGTCAGTTAACTCAGGTTTATCTACGGGAGCTTTCCAATTTGCAGTAGAAATATCTTTTACCCAAGATGGAAAAGGTTTTTTATGCCAAAAAATTTGATTGTCTTCATCCCATTCCATACCTATACCTGCATAGTTTCCTCTAAATGCTTTAGAGTTATCACCAGAACTATGTGTATTATTTACTGTATTGTATGAAGTTTGAATCCACATTTGTGCAGGCCAATTATTATGTGTTTCTAAATATTGTTGACCTACTGATTCATCTTCAACACCATCAGCGTTAAGCATATCAGAGTTATTTAAAGTTAATACTTGAATAACTTTTCCGTTAGCTCCTAGTTTTGCAAAATGTGCCATAATGTTTCTCCTTATATATTAATTTTAATTATCATTCAACTACTGAAATTTGTATCTAATAATAACAATTCCTGAACCACCAGTTCCACCAGTGCACGAAACTCCTGGAGCACCTACACCTCCACCACCGCCTCCAGTATTAGTAGTTCCATTTGCAGGTGGTTTTGAACCGCCTGTATATGCGTTTCCACCACCTCCTACACCACCAACTCCATTTGCCCCACAGTTATACCCACCACCTCCTGCACCACCAGCGTAATATCTGTATGAGCCACAAGACTCACCATTAGAACCAAAAGCTGTTGGTATTCCAGCACCAGCTCCACCATTTCCTCCAGTTGATCCTGGGGTTGCTGCTCCTGGTGCTATAGCACCACCTCCACCTGATGCGTGATTTCCAGGAGTTGCTGCTGCTCCTCCAGGGTTACCTTGAGGTGGACTTACTGATGGAGTATTACCTGCATAAACAGTACCACAAGGGTGATTAGGACTTAAAGACTGTCCACCACCTGATCCACCTGCACTTCCTTGTCCAGTTTGTCCTCCACCTGCACCAGCTCCTCCACCAGCAGATGTTATTGTTGAAAAAACAGAATTAGATCCAGCGTTGCCTGGAGCACAATATGGTGATGATGGACTTGCAGGACCACCTCCACCAACTTGTATTGTATAACCTTGTGCTGAAACTGGTAAACCTGCAGGTGCAGCTAGAGGTTTTCCTGGATATGTTAAAGGTGCTAAACTTGGAGAAGCAAATCTAAATCCACCTGCACCACCTCCGCCACCACCAGATGAGCCGGGTGATTTACCACCACCTGATCCACCGCCAGCTGCCACTATATACTCTACTGTATCTGATCCAGCTGGATTACCTACTGAAGAAACTGTAAAAGTCCCTGGTCCTGTAAATGTATGAATTTTAAAATTACCACAAGGAGATGTTGTTTCTGTTCCACCTGATGCTGATATAAAAGCTGGACCATATATAGATGTTGCCTCGCTTACTAATACCCATCCTTTTGTAGAATCTACATAAACAAACGTAACAGATTCTGCTTTTCCATCTAAAGTTGCATTAGCTGCTGTTCCTTCTATGTTAGAACCGTTTCTTGCAATGGTACAATTATTTGTCTGAAATGTTGAAGCATAATCTTTTACTGCTACAATAGCGCCACCAGAAGGTGATGAAGGTAATGTTACCGTTATTGTTCCAGACGTTGTATTTACAAAATATCCTTCTCCACTTACTGCTGTAAAATCTCCTGTTTTAATACTGCTTGTTTGCCAATCAACAGAACCTTCTCTACCGAAACCTGATTGACTAGCACCAGAAGCAAGTGTTACTGTTTTACCCGATTCACCTAATGTAAGAGTGCTTCCTGATCTTGTTGTTACTGTATTTACTTTTATTGTGCTCATAATTAATTTTGAAATTTATACCTTAATATTACTATACCAGAACCGCCTGCAGTTCCAGCAGTTACACTTGTTCCACTTGAACCACCTCCACCACCTCCGGTGTTTGCAGTTCCTGGATTACCATTTCCAGTTTTAGTTCCTGCACCTCCACCACCTTTTCCACCAGTTCCTCCTGGATTGTAAGCTGGTCCTCTACCACCACCTCCGCCACCACCAGCGTAATATCTAAAACTTCCACAAGGGACTCCGTTTGTACCAAATGCTACTGGAAAACCACCACCATCACCACCTGGACCACCTTGACAAGAAGGTCCTTGTGCATTTTGACCTGCAGTTGTAAATCCACCGCCACCACCACCTGATACATAACCATCTTCAATTCCACCATTAGTTCCTTGAGCTGGACTTGTTGCAGGGTCATTTCCATTACCACCAGTAGATGCTCCAGATCCATTATATGCTCCACCACCACCTGATCCTCCAGGTATACCATTTTTTTCAGGGGCTGGACCACCATTACCTCCACCTCCACCACCACCATTTGCTGTTATAGTAGAAAAAGTTGAGGGAGCTCCTGAACAGCCTGCACCGCTCGGAGATGCAGGAGCACCTCCACCAACTTGTATTGGAAAAGCTTGAACTGAAGCTGTGATTGCAGCGGGTGCTGCTAAAGGTTTTGCTGGATATGTTAAGGGAGCTATTGAGGGTGCTGCAAATCTTGCTCCTCCAGCGCCACCGCCTCCAGCTATATCATATCCTCCACCACCACCTCCTCCTACTACTAAATATTCTATTGTATCTGATCCTGTTGGATTACCTGCTGCAGTAACTGTAAAAGTCCCTGGACCCGTAAATGTATGAATTTTAAAATCACCACAAGGAGATGTTGTTTCTGTTCCACCACTCGCTGCTACGTGAGTGCTCCCTGCTGCTGCAAAATCGTTATCTTGGATTGATCTCCAACCAACTGTGCCATCAATGTAAACTAAAGTTAATCCTTCACCTTCTGTACCTAAAACAATGTTTCCCTGACCACCATTAATTTTTTCTGAACCATTAGGTGTTACTGTTAAAGCTGCTGTATCAAAAGTATTTCTGTAATCTTGTAAAGAAACAATAGCTCCGGCTGTTCCTGCTGGTAAATTACAAGTAAAAGCACCACCATTAGTATCACAAAAAAATCCTTGTCCACTAACTGCTGTAAAAGTTGATGTCTTAATATCACTTGTCTGCCAATCAACAGTTCCAGTTCTACCAAAACCTGTTTGACTTGCACCTGATGCTAATGCAATCGTATCACCACTAGCGCCAATAGTAATAGTATTACTATTCTCGTTAATGATGTTTTGACCACATTGGTTTTGTATGTTGTTTACTTTAATTGTACTTGTCATAATTATTGAAATTTATACCTTATTATTACTATTCCTGAACCACCATTACCACCTGTTTTACAACCATCATTTGTTCCAGCGCCACCTCCGCCACCACCAAGATTATCAGTTCCATTAACTCCAGGACTATTAACACCTCCGTTTCCACCACCACCTGTACCACCTGTTGCTGCACATCCAGGACCAGACCATCGTCCGCCTCCACCACCACCAGCATAAGCAACTGGATTTGCCGAAATACTTGATGTTACGCCTGCTCCACCATTTCCACCTTGACTACCTGGGTTTGCATTCACACTACCTACGCCTCCAGCGCCACCACCGCCACTACCACCTGAACCAGGGGGTCCACTAAAAGCTCCACCATTTTGTCCTTGAGGAGGAGTTGTTGGAGGAGTATTACCTACTCCACCAGCATATTTAGGTGAAGATAGACTAGTCCAACCAGCACCACCACCAGAACCTCCAGCTAATAAACGACCTGCTACACCAATATTTACAGATGCACAAGGTACGGCATTTGGGTTATTATTTTGAGAACCTGAAGCCCCACCTCCACCGCCTGCAGCTGATAAACCTAAAGCAGTTGTGTTTGAACCATTTTGTCCAAATCTATTAGTTGCTGCGCCAGGTTGAGTTCCACCATTTCCACCTCCACCTACAACTATTGCATAGGCTTGTGCTGTAACTGTAACTCTATTTGCTGGAGTTGCATATCCATCTAAAGGACTAGCGGTATAAGGTGTAATTGGATTTTTTAATTCTCTAAATCCTCCTGCTCCACCACCACCAGGGCCATTAGTTGAACAGCTTGGACCATCACCACCACCTCCGCCACCACCGGCTATAAGCATATAAGAAACTATATTGTTATCTGCATTTACAGATGCTGAATTAACTGTAAAACTTCCAGGTCCTGTAAAAGTTGCAATTTTTGTATCAGCACAATCTGGTGCTGTAGCTAAAGTATTTCCACTTCCTGAAACTGATGCACATATAAAAGATGCTCCTGTAACATTACTTGTTGAATCTTGAACATTTTTCCAGCCTTCCGTATCGTCTACGTAAACAAAAGTTACTGATTGACCTTCTGTATCTAAACTTACATCTGCATTTATACCTCCAATTTTTTGTGAACCATTTGGTGAAATAGTTAAAGCATTATTTTGAAAAGTGTTTGTATAATCTACAACAGATACAATATTACCCGCCGTCCCTGCTGGTAAATTCATTGTAAATGCGCCAGCAGAAGTGTTTGCAAAATAACCTTCACCGTTTGCTGCTGTGAATGTGGCTGTTTTAATTGATCCTGTCTGCCAATCTACAGTCCCTGTTCTTCCAAAACCTGTTTGAGTAGCACCAGTTCCTAATTGTACAGTAGTTCCAGAACCACCAATTGTAAGAGTGGAACCATTTTGTTTATCTATTTCATTTACTTCTACTTTTGACATTATACTATTACTAAAGTCCCTGTTACTGTTATAGTTGCAGGAATCGTAATAGGGCCTGCAAGAACTGCACTGTCTATTGTTTGAGTTCCGTCAATTGTTGACGCTTGATTTTTTATAAATTCATCTGGAGATGTTTGACCCCCAATGTATTGAACACCGTTTACTATTGCCGTCATAATTCCTCCTTACGAACTAATATCGTCTATAAATGAAGTGATAATATCTAAACTAGAAGCAGTATTACTTTTAGCTTTTAATACATCACCATTTTTTAAAACAATTTTTGCTCCACCTTGGATTAATTCAATTGCAGAATTTGGTGGTACAACCACGCCTTTTGCAAGGAAGTGATCATTACTACTATTTTCTACAAATACATCCACTTCAATAGTAGAGGTAAGAACATTGCAACATCTGATTCCAATAACTGCATCAAAGTCTCCACCAGTTATTAAAGTAACTTCAGATGTTCCGACGTTTCTTTGTAAATTGTTTCTAAAATTTTGTGCCATAATTTATTCCTTTATAACGCAACAGCCATTGCAAGTGCAAATCCTGCTGAAGCTGCTCCTATTGGTGTGCCCGACGCATCGAGG